AGACGGGGTTTTCTAAAACATAATCAGAAATAGGTATATTTGTCAGGATTTATGACATGTCTATGAGCTTTTTCACCAGACATGTGATACTGTCGATATCCAATACATTCTCCATAACTCAATTTGTATTGATCCAAATCAAGTTTATTGTTTGAATTGTACACGCCTGACTCCCTAACTTCAACTATATCATATATGTATTTATGAAACTCTCTCCCATATAACGAAGCTTCAAATAACAATCCTGAAACATTCTGACCTGATGAGCTAATCAAATGCTCTCTGCTCTTGCACCAAAATAAGCTGTTAAAAATAGATTCTCTAATCAAAAGTCCCACTGGTTTCTTATCCATACTACAAACAGCGAAATACCGTTTTAAGAATGTGCAATCTTCCAATTTATTTTTATATAGTAAATCTGAATCTTTTTCAGCAGGCGTTATCTCTATGCCATATTTGATGAACTCTTTCTTAATGGATGAAGGCCTATAATGCCCTATTATGCTCTTATCAACCCCGCATATCATATCATCTCCCATAGCGACTAAATTCACATAATCATTGAACCGTGAAGTCCAATATGTGAAACTCTTTCCCTTATGTCTATGTTGAATTGAATAATAGATATATCTATGCCACCATATTGTAGCTAAAGAATTTATAAGTGCCGTCAACGGATGACCGGATGGATTCAAATCCATACCCCCATAGTACAATCCATCATAAAGCAATTTATTGTTATTAAAAATCGATTTTAGCATATTCAATCTAACAGTATTGTCTTTCGGATCACATTTCGAGTAAAAAGACATTACAATTGAAAACATCTCCTCCTTAAATCTTTTCTGATACATAACAATCTCTTGAGTTTTCACGTCTATATCCATATAAACTAATCCTTGCGCACTTTTTGGTATAGTTTTAAGTTTCTGAACTAAATTGGACCAATCCCTGCCATAGGGATTCAAACCTATGGCGTAATCGTTCTCTATTTTATTGTTTATAACCCACGCCTGTAAATCATAAAATAAAGCTCTACACAACACTAACACGTCCAAAGGACCTGCATATATGCCTCTAGCATTGTTATCTATTATTTTCTGTTCAGGCAAACATTCATCGGCTTTAGGGTGAACAACAAAAACAATTTCCATTTCGTTCTCAGTTAGATGATGGTACATATCATCCAACTTAACTATCAACTCCTTAGTTCCAGGTGAATAATGAATATCTCCTTGATCGTCCATATATGGTAACCAATACTGTCTTTTCCTCTTCTTCTCCTCTTGTTGTAACAAACCGAAGAAACCTGTAGAAGTTTGTCTATCTAATGGTTTCATGACTCTACCATCTCCGAAAAAACCTTTCTGGTAACTCACATCATATATCCCACATTTCTTATGAAATAACATATCATTTCTTACGCATTGAATAGCTACTTCATCAAAGTCATACTCTTTATTTACTCTAAATTTCCCAAATCTCACGTCTAATGGATGTACATTTTTGCCGTCAATCATCTTAGGCCTGACTGGTGCTGGAAATTTAGTGGGATAAATATCTAATGAACGATCTTCCTCAATCAACTCACCATCTTTAACCACTTTCTCCTTCCACTTGTAGGGGTGATTTTCCCTATGTTTTTTAATAGTATTATAAAATATAGATTTCACTATTGGTGATTTATAAACTAGAGGTATCTTAGGACCCTCTCCGATTATAAATTTAGATTCTTCCACTGCCCCTTGACTTTGAAAAGAAATAATATCTCTCTGTTCAATCACAGCTGCTGCTCCCATACTACCATTTACTCCCGCGACGTGCATACCTATTATCTTGTTGTAATTTTTGGAATTTGTACCAAAAATCAAAGATCCACACATCCCTCTAGTAGACCTCACACTATATTTAATCACCTTCTTAATTCTAAAACTGTTCTCCTTATTATCTTCATCATGATAATAACGCAATTCATTACAACTCACTTCCGTATTATTTATATTATTCAAAACTATCAAATGTTTTTCACGATTACCCCATAGACTCAACATTGTCACTGATGGTAACGGTTCCACTGAAACTTCCTCTGCCAAAAAAGAAGATATATTTTTAAAAGAAAAAGGAAAAGTGTCTGGCAATTCCAGAATAATTATATCATCTGAATATATTAATTCTTTCTTAAGTGTTTTACATTTCTCCAAATCGATCTTGATTCTATCTTTCCCACATTGACTAATATAGAAATCTTTTTTATAAATAATATAATGAGAGCATATCATTATAGTCCTTCCTCTTAAAGCTAATGCATTGCCCATGAATTTAAAAGATCCATCTTTAGCTCTAAACTCACAAATCAATAAATTATTCTCTGCTACTCTGCTCAAAACTTCTGCAGTAGATTGATCTCCATTAGGCAATGTCTTATTCAACATACTTCTATCAAAATCTTGCTTTGTAGAATTAACACCCTGAGATATATACAAAGTTTCACTACAAATCTGCTCTTTATGACATAACAAATTAATCACCTCTTCTTTGTCACAAACTTTGCTATTAAAACTCTTTTCCTCCTTATTGCTCATATAAATTAAAAATAAAATGACAATAACTACCACACTAATTATAAAAACGGGGAAAAAAAGTTTCCACTTGTCGTCAATCCTGAGATTTTCAACCTCCTTGGCAAGATCCTTAGCACACTGCATCCAAGTTCTTGACTCAATTTTCTTTTTAATGAAATCTTCATGATCAAACTCCCTTATTTCTCTAAGAATATGATCAATTTTACTAGCATAACCCATATTTTCATAATATTTTACCTCAGAAAGAAAATAATCCCTGAAATCTTTATCATTTTTCAAAATTGTTTGATCTCTTAACAAAAATGCAAATTCTCTTTTCACTCCATAATGACCATATTCATCAGCGTTGAGAATAATGCCTATTTGTGTGCACCCAATATTTTCAAAGAAATCCTCCTCTAATTCTTTCCGAGTAATAACATCATTATAATAAATTGCATGGATTATTATAGTATCATGTAGATGCTTGCATATCTTTTTCTTAGGATGAGTCTCATCATCTTCCATGTCCGAAACATCGCTAAAATCTGTAAAACTTGGACCAGCAATTTCATTAAAACTTTGACTCTCAATAATTTTACCAACTTCTTCTTCCTCAATTTTAATTAAGCTTGGTATCCATTTTTGAGCCATCTTCATAACATCGTTAGTTTGTATTTGAGGATTATCCTTCTCCTCCTTCTCAAGCTCATTCACTTGTGCTATCAAGGTGTTAAGATCGGTAGGAAATAGACCATAAAAACTCCTTTCTTTTATACCTTGATTCGCTCTAACGCAATCATCAAAATTCTCTTTGAATCTGCCTCTCAAATGACCCAACAAAACATCTAATTCTATCCTAATACACTCCCTCCTATTAAAATTAAACAAGTTTGAATCAGCGTCAGGTCTTGTTTTAGGAACAATTATAGGTTTTTCTTCCCCTATTGGGTTTTTCCATGCAGAGTGTTCATGTCCAATGAAAAATAAATAATTGGTTAAATGTGAATAGTATTTCCTCATAGCTTCATCCCTAATTTCTTCAGGCATTGATTCTAAAGCAACTTCATCTCCATTCCAAGCTCCTCTTGGTGTCAAACAATTATTGTGGAACCAAGTCAACTCAGTAACAGTTTCTTTAAAATTAGCTAGCCTAGTCTGATACTCCTCTTCTTTCCCTTCTTTAGGTTTCAATATTTTTGGATGTAAATAAACCCTCAAGGTATGCATCCTATTCATGATAGCTATCTTAGCCCCATGAACATGAGGTGGAATTGGAATATCATTAAAAAGATAAGTATGAATTTTCGCCATAAGCTTAGAATCTTTATCTTCTAACTTTGGTTTATTCATAAGATAATGGGATTTATTATGAATCTCTAAAAATTCAGCAAATGGAGTAGCCGCCACGCTACTATTGACATTATACTGTAATCTCCAAAGATCATCGGCTGTAAAAGATTTATCAGAACTTTTAAGGGCTAAAAAATCATTATTATACCTAAAATTACCATTATCCTTGCAAAATTCATACTCTTCATGACCATGAAATATAAGGGAATGTAGTGCTGGTGCCAGATAAGTAGATTTTCCTATACCTGAAGGACCTTCTATCACTATCGATATTGGTTCCTGACGGAACCCATTGGAACTATCTCTGTAGTTCTTGAGTATACTCACCTTCCTGTCAGCAGATCCTTTGAGTTCCCTAAGTATAGTACGATACTCCCTATCTATGCCTGTTGACAACAGCACTTTATCTAACTTCCTTTTCCTAGCAATGTACTTAACAAAGAGTTCTTGGAGTCTTTTATCCCCTGCCAATTGATCTTCTGTCACAACTTCAAAAATCTCATGCAATTTCAAAAAAACTCTGAATTCTGGAAAAAGAGTTGTTAGATAATATTCTTGGTCAGTTTCATCCCTTAAGACATGACCAAGAAACCATTTCTTCAAACTGTATACCAAATCTTTCAAATTTGCCAGGTTGCGCAACAAGAGTAAATATTGATTTGCATCTTGAACCGCGCCCTGGGTTACAAATAATCTTCTCATCTCACTTTTGCTTAACTTAGTTAATAGTTGACTCTCACCAAACAATAAGTTAAAACCATAAAGCATGAAATTGGAAAATTCTTTCTGATCGATAAATTCTTTAAAGGAAAAAGCAACAGAAGTAAACAATATCATGAAACTAAACTTATCTTTCATTGGATTATATAACCATTGAATGAAAGTTCCCATATTTGCTATACAAGTTGCTTTAATACCTATTATATTATTATAATAAAAATATCGAAAACGTAAACCTCTCCATGTTAATAAACAAGCATCATAAAAAATTATACAATTTTCTACGTGCTCAAATAGATCGCTTTGAAATATTCCACTTCTATACACACAAAAACTAAAGAAGTAGAATGGTGCTGGGAATAATATATAAAACCAGGTCCAATAATGATAACCGACTGCTGAATGACAGTCATGGACAAAAGCTGCAAACCAAAAAGTAATAACATAATATAGAGACATACATTTGACATAAGAAGACACAATTGCATGATTTAAAATAACCAAAGTCAACGTTGCTAAAAACAAAGTTATATAGGTAGATTTATATCTACCTTCACTCAACTTCTTATAACTATGTCTATTAAACTTAAGTAGTATTCTTGACTCTAACTCTCTCTGACTTAAAAGATCCAATGAATCTTTTTTAAGCCATTTGGAATTGAGCCATCCTAAACGTACACTCTTATCCTTAAAAGCTATTTTAGTTGAACTTCTTATAGCCCAAACTAAA